GAAGTGCAAACATAAACTCGATTGGGTAGTAGTACTTGAGCCAAGCAGTCCAGTAGGACAGTGTTGAGTATGCTACAGCGTGGGACTTATTGAATGAGTACCCAGCGTGAGCCTCAAAGTCATGCCAAAGCTCTTCTGCTACTTCTGGACGAACGTGCTGTGAAGCACCCTTAACAAAGCGTTCCTTGAACACATCGAACTCACGAGCATCTTTCTTCTTACCAATAATCTTACGAACCTTGTCAGCTTCAGCCATCGACATACCGCCAAGTTCTGTACAGGCAAGCATAACCTGTTCTTGGTACAAGACACAGCCGTAGGTCTCGTCAGTAAACGACTTCATCTTCTCGTGCAAATAGGTGATGCGTTGCTTGCCGTGCTTACGAGCAATGTAGTCCTTACCAATAGTGTTCATAGCACCTGGACGAACAAGAGCGTTAGAGGCTGCAAGTTCTGCAAAGTTCTTGACACCCATCTTAACTAGCAAGTTGGTATATGGTGTGGCTTCACACTGGAAGACACCCTTAGTGAATCCGTCCGATAGCATGGCGTAGACATTCTTATCTTCCATGTCAAGCTTAAGAAGGTCAATGTTCTTACCCTCACGGTTCTTGATAATAGCAAGCGTATCCTGTAGAACAGATAGGGTCTTAAGACCAAGAGCATCGATCTTGATTAAACCGATACGCTCTGCTTCTGTCATATCTACCGCAACCACAGGAATACGTTCTTTAGTTCCTGGTGCTGTACGAGTCTCCATTGGAGCGAACTTAAAGATAGGCTCCTTAGATGTAACAACACCTGCAGCGTGAATACCAGTGCCACGGATACGACCACGAAGTTGCTCTCCATATAGCTCAATCTCTGGATACTTTTCACGGAACTCTGCCGTGGACTGTGAGGTACAGTAGTCGTCCCAAGTGTCAACAAGCTTCATAACCTTATTAACGTCAGGAAGTGGGATGTTTAGAACACGAGCAATGTCTCGTACCACACCCTTATCCTTGAACTGCAAGAATGTAGCAATAGAAGCAACGTGACGGTACTGGCGAACTAGATAGTCTTTAACCTCTTCACGTCGTGTGTCCTGAATATCTGTATCAATATCTGGAAAGTCATTACGTTCTGGATTAATAAATCGGAAGAACAGCAGACCGTGTACGATAGGGTCAATGTCTGTAATGCCAAGAGAATAGCAGAGGAGTGAGCCAGCAGATGAACCACGTCCTGGTCCAACCATAATGCCTTCCTTCTTAGCCCAAGCAATCATAGAGCGTACAACTAGGAAGTATGGACCAAAATTCTTGTCCTTAATGATCGTCAACTCCTCGTTAAGACGGTCAATATATTCCTGGTTCTGATCTAAGCCTTTAGCCTTTAAGCCCTCCAGAGCAAGGCTGAGGAGCTCTCCGTCTGGGTCCTGGTACTGGACAGGCAGCAAGTCACGATAGTCTTGGATATCATAATCCTCAATCTTGTTTACAATCTCAAGGGTTGCTTCATACATATCCTCACGGTCAATGCCCTGTGCCTTCATTGCATTATGCATCTCTTCATCTGACAAAAGGTGAATGTCAAACTTGTTAAATGACATCTGACGGTCTGCACCATAGAGGTAGTCAAGCTTGTCCATAAGGTTATCATACTTCTTTGTACCGTTGTAAGTTACATCGCCAACGGTCTTGTTTGAGTATGAGTTAAGGATTAGTTTAAGTTCCTGGATTTCTTTCTGGCTAGTGTCAGAGTGGTGGCAGTCAGGTGTGACTACAGGCTTGATACCGAACTCGTCTGCAAGCTTAAGAAGCATCTTGTTAACTTCAGCAGGGTTATGTGGCATTACCTCAATGTAGTAGTCGTCATTAAATGTTTCCTTACACCATTTGATATGTTCTTTAGCATAGGCTAAGTTGTCTGATTCAATTGCTTTAGCCAATACCCCAGACAAACAGCCAGAGGTAACTACAAGACCTTCCTTGTACTTCTCAAGGATTTCCCAGTCGATACGTGGCTTCTTGTAGAAGCCTTCTGTCCAAGCAAGTTCATTAAGTTTATTGAGATTCTCAAGACCTTTTGTGTTTTTTGCAAGAATAATAAGGTGATTATAGTTGAGATCAAGGGGATCGTTCTTATCCTTCTTGTCTGTGTGGTCTAAGCGATCTTTAGTGATATACCCCTCAATACCAAGAATTGGCTTAATGCCAGATTCCTTAGCAGATCGATACATCTCACGGTGTCCTGAAAGACTTCCGTGGTCTGTGATAGCAATGGCTGGCATTCCTAGCTCTACGGCACGATCCACATATTCCTGTGGGGTAGCTATTCCATCGAATAGACTGTAATGTGAGTGGACGTGAAGCCCAGCGTAACTCATAAAATCCTTACGTTAGAAATAGAAAAGTTTAGGGTGGGCAGTTTAATGTGTTTACCCAGCACAGCCTTTATTACCAGTCTGCGTTAGTAGCAGAGGTAATAGATGGAGCATCAAAACCGAAGTAGAATGCTTCCTGTTCAGCGTAAGGAATCTCACGAAGAACTGATTCGAGGTTGTGTGCCTCTACAGAAGACCAGTCGAAAGGCTCTGTGTCTGGTCCCTTGGGAAGAAGTGTGTAGCTGGTTTCAGTTCCCTGACCATTACGCTTAATCTTCCAGACTACGTTTGAGATACCCTTGGTGTCGTCAAAGTATTCCATCAATGTGGGTACTGCAGACTGCTTCGAGATACCCTGCGACCATACAGCCACGTAGGGGTCTTCGAGACCGTCTTCAACGAGGACGTTGCAGTAGAAACGGTTACGTGCTCTCCAGCCAGACTTAGGCTCTTTACGAGCCATTTCACAGCCGTAGCAGCGACCTTCCGAATCAATTGTACAAGCAGCCTTACGCTTGTAGTCCTTTGGGTTGGTGTGCTCTGCAAATACGCAAGCCTCTCCACGACTTTCATCGAAGTAGGGCGAATCTGCATCTAGTTCTTCTACAAATCGAATTGTAGCAGACTGTCCGTCGGCAAGCTTAAGCCAACGAACTTTTGTACCTTCGTACTTTGGTTTTTCGAGTAGGGCGTTTAGATTTTTAAGTCCCTTAATTGCACTCATAGTTTTCTCCTTGTTTTGTTGAGGTTATCAGTTTAGCATAGACATGATGGTTTTGTCAAATGCAACATCCAGTTTTGCAATATCTTCATCCGTCATATCTCCGATATCCTTGTATTGTTTTTCTAGTGTGATTATGGATACACGAGAGCCAAGCTTATCAATAATCTTTGACTTCATGTTTCCTCCTGCTTCGTCATTATCTGCAATAACAATTATGTTATTGAAATACTTCTTTAGCAATTCAATCTGTATGTTGGATACGTTAGAACCTAGAGTTGCTACCGCTGGAAATCCAACTTGATCAAGGCGTATGGCATCGAAAGATGATTCAACTACATATACCTTGTCTGCTGTTTTGACCCTATGTAGGTTAAACAGAAGTTTTGATTTAGGCATTCCTGGAGTATTCTTAAACTCCTTGCCTTCAATTGATCGACCAACAAACCCGATGCACATTCCATCTGGAGCGTGTACAGGAATTGTCACCATATCTTGTCTCTCAGAAAATCCAAGAGCAAACTTTTTAACTGACTGTTCTGTTACTGATCGACCTGCAAAGTAACGCATTGCACGAGGTCCTTCTAGTGCTTGCGTATTTAATCTTTTAATTAACAATTCGTCAAACTGTACATAGTCTGGCTTAGTATATAGTTTACGATTAATCTCTGACGTAAGGTCGGACTCAGTTGCTTTAGATTTAATAAAGCGTACAGATTCAAAGTATGTACGACCAGATGTCTTGACAACTAGCTCTACTAGGTCGGCAACGTGGTGACAGGAAAAACAAAAAAATGTCCCATTTTGCTTATCAACCTCACCTGCTGGTGAGCGATGATTGGTATGAAATGGGCAGAAGATAATGTAGTCTGAATCTACTTCTGATTCAATATCTACGCCTGATCCTGTAAGGACTCTTTTGATTTGTTCTTGTGTGTAGGAACTATTTTTGTTCCGTCTATTCCTGTTATCCATTGTGTTTTATTCTTTCCTAAGTATGTTCCATATAGTGATAATTGAAATTCAAAAATTTCTTTCTCGTGGTTGTAAAAGATTGTAAAATCTGGGTCAAGATCTAACCTAGGTGCGTACCCAGTTAGAATCATTTCAGTTTTTAACAGTCTAACATATTCTTGTTTTAGCCTTGATATTGCAGCTTCGTCGTGAATGATGCCATCTAAACCAAACCTCTTGATTGATTTATGATGCTGATTTTGCATACTCCATTATAACTAGTTATCTTCAAAATCTTTGTATTTATATAGACCCTTGTCAAAATCAACCTGGACCATAAACTCACCCATAAATCCATTACGGTTCTTACGGAATACACACTCAATAACATCTGAGTTAGCACCACGACCAAGAGCCATTACCCAGTCAGCATCGTAAGCAATTTGACGTGACCAAGCGGTTTGACCCAGCGTAGGAACAGTGTCTAGCTTATTAACATCATCTGGTGTTGCAGATGAAATAGCAATGATAGGCACTTCCTCCGAGATAGCCATTAGTTTGAGTTCACGAGAAAGGTTCTTCATACGAACAGTTTCATTGTCTGACTTCTGGTTTGGTGACATTAGTTGTAGGTAGTCTACAATTACAAAGTCTGGCTTGTACTGGTCGATCTTCCCTTGCATAACCGATGGCGTAACCTCTCCACCAGAATCATTAGAGATGATGTGGAACTCAGGCTTACCCTGAAGATTCTTCTCGTGCCAAGACTTAAGCATATCTATCTCCACCTCGCCAGAGGATAGCTTGCGGTGCGACCAAAGACCATTGCCCATAATTGTATAGACACGGTTGCGAACCTCTGTCTCGCTCATTTCAAGGCTTACAACCATAGGCGACTTGCCCTGCTTCCAAGCCTGTACAGCAAAGTAAAGAGATAACCACGACTTGCCAATGCCTGGATAAGCAAGGAAGACTCCAAGTTGTCCTGGCATAATGCCAGCAGGAAGATAGTTGTCAAATCCAGGAAGACCAGTCTTAATACCAATTTGTCCTAGCTCATTCTGCTTCTGCACATTCTCATAATAAGCAATTGCATCGTCAATGTCTGTAACGTCAATGTCACGGATTGAGGCAGTATTCTTCTTAAGCTCTGAGGTCATTTGAATAAGTGACTCTAGGGCTTCTGTACCCTTGCCACCCTGCACATCTGCGGCAGTGTTGCGTAGTATATCTTTTAAGCTGTCATTAAGATAGTCTGCCTGTAGTTCTTCTAAGTGATGCTTGGTTGCACCAACCCCATCAATAGGATGAAAATCACGGAACTTGTCTACTACAAGGGTAACAGGTGGGACAGTACCGTTATGCTCAGAGTAGTTCCTAATAAACTGCCATATGTCATTGTGAGTACGAAGAATGTTTTCCACGTTAGCTTGTAGTAATACGTGTACCTGCTTATCCTGTAGTACTGCTGAGATAAGCTTTGCTTCTGAATCATTCACCTAACCACTTCCTTGCTTGTTCACGGCGAACTGCTCGTTCGGATATGTCATTTTTTTGTTGTTGTTGTGCAGATATTAGATTATCTGTATAGTGTGCAAAATACTTCCACGTTGGGTTCTGTGCTACATCGAAATAATATTCAAGTAGGTCATAGCACATATGTATTCCGTATGACTCAATGAGAGCGTCTGCAGCCCACTGCTCTACGTTTAAATTTACTAGTGGCTTTTCCTCGTACTTTATAAGATAAAGCTTAGAGTATCTACTGAGCAAAGCCATTCGGTCTTTGCGTTCAGCCATTACTTGCTATCGATCTCGTCTTTTGACTCGTTAATCTTTTCAACAAGTCGTGCTTCTACAAACTCGTACACACGATCAAATGCCTGTTGTACGGTTTCTCCTTCACGACGTGAATCTTCAACGCCTAAGTCGATACGTAGTGATTGAAAGTTACCAAGATTGAGCGTATAGCCCAATGCAATGTTAATCTTTGTGTTTTCGTTTTCCATCTCATACCCTCCAGTTAAATACTTTCAGACCAAACAGGAACAAACCTGCCGTCTTCAGTTCTCGTATATGTCAGTATACCATCTCCCATGCGTCTTGTCAACTCTTGTGGCGAAGGCGTAATGTCGTTAGTAACCAACTTGTCTTTTCTTGGTCTACCAATGTGGTAGGTAGCAAGTATATCACGAATGTCACGCACCTGTGATTCTGAGTAATAACATCGAACCTGCCAGCCACGCTCTCCGCCCTTCTGAGCACCCATTGGCTCAGGTATTACTCCACGTTTCATCAGGCTTGGCATATACTTTTTATGCCTGTTTACTAGAATTGCTGTTTCTCCTACTGTATAGGCTCTTTCACGATTACGCTTAAAATCTGTAACTAAACAGCTCTCTACCTGATCTTTAATAATATTGTATACAGACATAATTCCGTTAGACCTATTAAAGTGGTAGATGCGAACAAGGTCACCATTTAAAAACCAAACTTTTTTGCTGCCTGGGATTATTTGGGCAGAATTATAAGTGTCTCTGTCCATTAGACAGGTAAGCCAACAGCAATAATATTTACAGACATTCCAGAAACATCTCCAGCTTTTTCAAACTTTACGAATCCCTTAACCTGGCTAGTTGTTACTGAACTAATTACAGCGTAAACATTTTTGTTTGCAGCAGTTGCTGTTCCATCTAAAATTGGAGACACAGTAACCACTGGTGGATATCTAAACGAAATATCAAAGTCGTAAATAAATTCTTTGTCATCGTTTGCTTTTACTGAAGCACCAAGATTAAGGGTTGCTCGACCAGTAATAATCTTTGTTTCTGAAACTCTTATCTGTTTGGGACCTTCTTTTGTCCACAAAGATGCATATGCAGAAACATTTACTGCAACCTTATCCCATAGTGCATTAATTGATTCTGTTATTTTATATACAAAAGAAATGTCAAATGGTTGACCACGCTGAGGTACTGGTAATTTCATAATTCTATTATAGCACTAAATCGTGAATGCGTTGGACTCTCCAAGTAAAAGATTGTTGTTTTCTTCTGTAACAAGACCTGCAACTTGAACCTTAAACTTTATACGATTTGTTCCAGCTAGTTTAAAAACTGTTGCTGAAGAAATACTAACCGTATCTAGAAACTCATAAGCAGTATATGTTGATCCACCATTTGTAGACCATCTTACAAAAATGTCATATAGTGGTCTGTAAGAGGATGTTGTTGGTGTCCATTGAAGAGAGATAACACTGCTATCTATCGATGCTGTCATTTGAGAAGTTGTTATTGGTAATACAGCTGGAATTTTTTTAGCATCTATATCTAAGTATGGAGACCATGAAGATTTCTGTGATCCATCTTCATTAGAAACTCTAAATCTTAATACATACTTATTGTTTTCATCAACCTTCTGCAAGGACTCTTGCTGGATAGAAACAATTTTGATATCTTCGGTAGCCATTATACCCCCACGTTTAGGTCAAGATTGAATTTGGCTTCAAATATGTTTGCGGAGTTGACCTCTTTAAGAATTGGTTTATTTGATTCATCTTGAACTGGAGAGTATGAGACCATTCCATAAATAGGGTTGTTTTCTCTATCTCTGTTATTTTCAAATCTTAATCCATCTAGTGCAACGTAGTATGATCCGTCTGAATATTGCACTACCCCATTTGGAGAAACTGCTGTGCTGCCAACATTTGCTGCCGTTACAGCATAGGATATAGTGTTAGTTATTGTATTAACATTTGTGGCTGAGAATGTTCCATTAAATGTTGCATCTACACTACTTACTGTAAACATCTGACCAACAATCATTTTTGGAGTAGTGCTTGTTGTGATTGTTGCAATATTATTGGTTAGCGACTTAGTTGTTACAGCAAGGTTTGCTGTTGGTACAGACACAAAAATTTTAACAATATCTACGGTTGCCCAGTTAAATCCAGAACTCTTTTTAAAGTCTCCCAAAGATAGGGTTTTTGTAAAATAGGTGTTGTTGCTAATGTAATCAGCTGAGGAAATGGTGAACTGTGCTTTTGCAAAGTCAGATCCTACGCCAGACTCTGTTTCATCAGAGCCGAACTCCATGAGGATATGCAAGTTTGCTGGAACTGAGGATGCTGGGTCTACTAGCAAAACAGACATTGCAAGTTTAATTTCATCGGATGAAGCATTCTTATCAAATGGATATTGCTTTCCAATTAAGTGAATATGTGGTTGAGCCAGTGCTACGTTTGAAGACGTATATGTTGCTGTCCAAATTCCATTAGCTGGTGTTGTGTCTATTCTAGACATTCCAGTAGATAAGGCAATTGATGCTTGTAGTAATCTTGGTTTTTCATTTTTAATTACTGAAGATCTAGCTGCATTTTCAAATACTGGGTTTGTATTGTCAATACCGAAAACTACACCTGTTGCATTAGTATCAATAACCCCTGTACTATTAGCATATATTGTTGTAGTTGGAGTAGATATTGTGGTTGCTTGGGTAAGTCCGTGATACTCCCAGTTTTCTGCCGTTGTAAAGTTATTTATAATTCTACTATCTATTCCAGAAGCAGTTGGATTTGATCCTGAAGAAAAAATTCCAGCCTCAGTTATTAAGTATCTTTCCTGAGATGGCAAGTCGCCAGATAAGATAACATTTGTTACACCAGTTATGGTGTTTTGCTCAAATGTCCTAGATGTAATTGGGACTCTAAACATTTCAAAATCAAGAACTTCTTTGTTTTTAAAGTTAAGAACTGCAGTTCCAGAAATATTTTGTGATGCAATATTTGCGGCAGTTTTATCAACTGTGAACCAGTCTGTGCCTACAGGACTTTTTACTGTGTAAGTTCCATTAATAGAAAGAACGTTGCTAGATATTGTTACTAAGTCCCCAGGCAAAAATGGGTGTGCATTTGCAGCAACGTTTGCAACATTAGTTGTAATTGAATAAGAAGTAACAGCGTCAGAGTATGCAGTTCTTGGTCTTGACCCACAGCCGATTGCAATATACGATGCATATGCTGGTGCTTGATCGACCAGGTATTTTGCAATAATTGATTGCCCAGTAGTTGTAATCATATCTATTATATTGTACCATTAATGACATTGCCATTTGTTAGAATCTCTACGTCAACATAATAGCCTGGCTTAATATCTTTAAGGTTTATCCTTACGTTACCGTTTGCATTTTGATCTGAGTCAAGTTCTGGCTCAATAAGTGGGTGCGACACATTATTTTCTGGGACATGCTTTTTTAAGTCTATCGCAAATCCACGAAATGTATTAGAGGAATTGTCGTTAAATGAAATTGCAGATTCTTTAGAAAAAGCTGTACCTGCATCTTGTATTGCAGTATAGTTTCTATTAAGTGGGCTATCAATAAGGTCTGATCTTGTAGCAGAGAGAATTTCGGTTCCACCGATTGTTGCAAAAATATAGTCTCCCATTGATTCTACAGAAATATATGGATCATCAAGCACAACGTCTGGGCTTGCAATCTGAATTCCTTTTCTTATTCTTGTATAAATTGGCTCTGGAAGAAAAGGATTTACCGCACTAACCATTATGAGCCTCCCGATGGAATTTCGCTAACATAGATGGTCATTCTTGGACCATCCATTGATCTGCTGTATTCAATATTATACACCACAAATCTTGTATCTGAACTAGACACCTGATCTATATTGGCTTGATCTTTATAATTTATGTTAATAATATCTCCAAGCTGTAATGTTGGGATTGCAAAAATAGAAAGACCAATAGACTTTCTTGGCTGAATAATCTTGTCAACCATCCAACCCATTAAAGATTCTGCAGCATCCTGTGTTTGAATGTACTCAGAAGAGATGTTGAATTCTTTTCTTCCATAAGTAATTCTACTATTCTTAATTGATCTATAATCTCTTTTATTATTAAATACTTCGTTTGCATCAATTGTTCCGTATGAATCTACGTCAGACACATTACCCTTTTCTTTAAAGAAATCATCTACAGTAAGATCGTGCTGTGATTCTTGGGTAAACGTTACGCCTAAAATTCTTAAATAGTTTCCACTTGTTTCATCAAGGCTAAGGACTCTATCTGTTGTGTTGAATAGCAAGAACTCTGCACCATAAGCACTTGAAACAAATCCAGAAATTGAGTATCCCTGAAGCCTATTAAATGTTGGTGCAATCTTTGCAATAAGTGCAGGGTAAGCCTTGTCGTACTTAATGTTAAAGTATGCCAACTCTCTCATAATTGTTCCAAACTCTTCAAAGAATATATCTACGCTTCGAGGAGCAATAGGGCTTACGCCAGAAAGGTAGGTGTCTGAAATTGTAGGTGGCAAGCCATATTTATCGTATGTGTCGTCTGTTTGAAACTTATCGTTTAAAGAAATTGCAGCATTAAGTGGTGTTTCTGCTGTATCGAAGTAGTTTGCCGCTTCGCTGTTTTTTACTGCATAAATGTTTTCAAACATTATTTTTGATGTGCCTCTAACAAAAAGTGCCGTCTTAGATGTTTTTATAATTGGATCATCATCCCTGACACGTCCCACTAGTTTGTTGTTAACATAAATATAAAACTCGTATGCATTAAGCGTACCCTGATTATTTTCAGGAACAAACTCAGTATTTGTACCACGGATCTCTTTTACCTCTACAGCAATGTCGTATACGGTTGGTCTTTCTTCGCCCTTCATTCTGTACTGTCCAGCAAATCTTCCGTCGTCAACGAGGACGCTTGTTAAGCCACTCCAGAGCTTGACTGGGACTGCTTTCGTAGCAGTAGTGTTTGCACCACCATTGGCAACAACCTTGTAAAAGAGAATGTTTGCAATATCTTCTGAGTTAGCAAAGTCTGAAATGTTACTTGATGATAGTGCTGCAAGCTCTAAGAAGTATCCAGTATTTTTGGTTGGATTTACCATAAATCCTATACCACCTGAACCACCATTAATAGTAATAGCAGAAACTCCGTCTGTAGTGTCTCCGTTAATGTACGGCATACCTCCTGTTGGTGTTTGATATGCCATTTCGTTATTTTCTGGAGTACCTATAACTCTTAAACGTGTTCCAAAATGATTATAGATTTCTCCAATATCGGTGTAAGAGTATGAGATAAAGTCTTTTGCTTGATCTGCTGTATCAAAGTTTGGACCAGTAAAGACCAAAGCTGAGGACTGAATCTTTCCAGTTTGAGTAGTTGTCAGAGTTGTTGTGGAAATTTCTGAAGAGTACGGTGCTGACATATAGTTTTTTATTAGGGAGGCTCTGGTTGCCTGTTCACTCTTTTTATAAGAATAGCTTGTAGAAATGTTTGAGGCATTTATGTTTGCTGTTCCAAAGCCATTGCCACCGTCTGGATTAGTTTCGACCAAATAGCTATTGTAAATTTTTTTACCGCTAAGCTTAACTATATTTCCAAGAACTCCTGTAGGTGCTTTGTTTAGCTTAATACCTCCAGAGACTTTTGCCGATACAAATGTTCCAGCCGCAATGTTTGTTCCTGTAACTTTTTGACCAACAATTATATATTTTCTATCAGCCTTTTTAATATATAAAATTTTTCCAGTATATCCAACATTTGAGTTTGCAGCATTTTTTAAAACATCAACGTTCTTTGTACTAATAAAGGTATCGTTTAGCAATAGCTTAGAGTTCATCTCAATACCGCCAATATTTGAATTAACCCAAGTTGGAAGCTTGTTTGAATGACTAGATATCTTTGTTCCAAACTCTCCTCGTCCGTGCTTCTTTACAGCACCATTTTTAATTCTAACAACACCGCCCACGGTTTCATAGGCTGGCTCTGTATAAATTCTTACACGACCTGTTGGATAAAGCTTTCCATTAAAAGGAATTTGAGAAAAGTATTTTTGATACTCTTCTACATCGTTAATCCAATAGTTGCTTGTTGACGATCTTCCGACAACATTTGCAGTTCCACTAACAGTGTGATTGCTTACAACTCTAAACGATGTTGAGTTTGTAATTGCAGTCACCGTTGTGTTTAATCCAAACTGACCAGTATTTGAAAGTGTCTTAGAAATTTTATCGCCTACCTTTAAGCCAGTTGTTGAGCCAGCAGTTACCGTAACAACATTTGTTGAGGTGTTTGCAAGGTTAACAGTAAATTCTGCGGTAGTGGATGCCTGAGAAATACTATACTCTACTGCATCGTATCTTATAATTTCTCCATTTGCATAAAAGTATCCATTGTAACGAGACAGCCAATACACACCGTCTCCAAGATCGAGGGTGTTGTTTACTACTGCATTGTTTGCAGCGTATGGAACAGTAGTTGAAAGTTCCGAGTTAATAGGCACAGCTGACAATGAATATGCAGACTGTGAAGCTTTTTCCTCGTTGATAGATTTTGTATTTTCACTTGGTGCAATTTCCCATAAAAGAACTGGTTTATATGTCCAAGTTTTTTGTTCGTCAAGAAGTGCAGCCTGTCTAATCTCTTTATAAGTTTTTTGAATGTATCTTGATACGTAAGTAATCTTTCCATCATTAAATACATCATTCTTTTTATCACTAATTTCAATGATGTTCGCTAAGTTTGCGGATGGCGTTGAGTTTTTTACTACCCCAGACCTGTTGCTATCTTTTGTGCCACGAAGAACAAGGTTGATTTCAGAAGATGGGTTGTCTGGATTTCTGTCACCAGCGTTAGCCATCATATAGCTTCTGCTCATTAAGACAAAATTGTTGTACTCGTCAAAGAACATTGATGTTTGTGTTGCTATCGCCAGCTGTTCTAGGATTTCTGCAATTGTTGTATTTGGAGAAACAAAAAAGTTTGGTATTACTGGTTCTGGATCATTCTCAGATTTTAGGTATACATAGTTAGAAAAACCAATTGAGTCGAAGAGTGTTGCTAGGATATAGCTAAGGCTTGCATCAGTAACAATTAGTTCTGGTGCTGTAATTGATTCAAAATAGAAGTATAGATCTCTTAGATTAATTGTTGCAATTCTGTTTTCACTCTTTATTTCTGGAAATGAGTTAGCATACATAGTTTTAAGAGGAACATAATAATTTTGAAGTTGAGTTGGTGACGGAACATCTTTAATAATTTCATAAAACTTTATTTGCATATTACGTTTTACATATGGTGCAATAACGCTGTTTGCATTGTTTGTGTTTAGTACCTGGTCAAAGTCTGCAATTGTAATTGATCCATCTGATGCTAGTAGTTGACCTACTGGCATACCGCTTACACCAAGGTCTGACGCTACCTTGTTAATTGAGTAGTCTGTAGTAATATCAGTTAGATCGACTGCAAGGCGTGGGGATAGTTCTATTAAATCAAAAGGGTAGTCTATTCGACTCATTGTGGATACTACGACTCTTAACCCACGGATATAAGTAAACTGAGAAGATGATGTGTTTAAAAAATCATCAAACAACGGCGTTGTGGATGATACCGTTTCACTGCCACGTGACCAGACTCCGCTGCTGTAATGAAGCTCAAGGTATCCGTCACGACCAACCACTGGAGAAATATTATTACTTGTTTCATTAAAAGAAATTAGCTCTGCCCAGATATTGCTATTTTGTGGCAAATACTGTATCTTCCAATCTATTGGCACAACTCTGTTAACAATTTCATTTTCTGGTTCATAGAATGGATCTCCAATAACAGAGGTTCCATCAAAAATCTTTCTGGAGTTTCCAGTTCCAACATGCGTCTGCATCTTAAGAATGATTCTGTTAACAGGGATTACAGAGTTATATACAATGAATGGTGCTGCATCATCAATGTAGTAGTACGTTTTACCTGTTACTTTTTTATTTGCAATGCCTCGTTCTACTGTGACCGAAGTGTTGTCTACCTGCTGCTTTCTAAAAGATGTCCAATACTTAAATTTATCGTCCTTGTCTGAAATATAATATCTTGGACGCTTCATCATATCTGGGGATGTTGAGTGACCATAGTGACCAAGAGAGCTTCCAAATGCCATAGCCTTATTGATTCCAGATCTTGGTCTAAATTGTTTAAAACAATCTTCAAGTGAAAATAGCAGTTTTTTCTTTTGATCTATAGATGAAAATGCCACTGGGACTGGAACATCTGTGTCTGTTTCATACCCACCATCAACAGCAACGTCTGAGTCTGTATATCCTGTATATGCTACTGCTACGTCTGCTTCATCAAAGGAAGCCTGGATTGTTTCTGGAACAGATGGTCTGTTTCTATAGTTACCAATTATTTTAATATTTTCTGCATCATTCATATTTATTTCAGCATAAATAGCAGCTTCTGCTTTTACTGTAGATGCTTGAGCCAAGTGAGTTTTAAGATAAGCATTTTCGTACAATTCTAAACCTCTTCCAAAGTAATAGATATGTCCCAATAGTCAAATCCAGTGTTTGACTCTGATTCATGCTTTGCACTAACATGTCCTCTTTTATTTACTGTATAAGAAATATCAGAGATGTACATTTCTACTACTTCTGTATATTCTTGTAAATGTGCATATTTATTAGTTGTAAAGTTTTGTGGCTTATCATATGAAAGATAGACATAGAATGGACCTGTATGATTTTCATACCACTCAAGAATGTCTGCCCCACCTGCACCGCCGTCTACAGTGTACTGAAACTCTTGATATGTGTTTGGGTAGGTTAAATAATTAGTAAAAGCAGCATTTGTTGGAACACCAGTAGTAGTATTAAAGTCTGGGTCTCCTGCATATCTACGTGAAGGCAGCATCTCCCAAGAAACTGAAATATTCACTTTATCTGCAACATGGAATGAACGCATACGACCATTAATCATGCGTTGGCGAGTTTCAATTCTTTGTGGGGTTACGTCAATTGGGGATCGATTATGATCTGACAGAATTAAGAATGTTGTTGCCGAAGCGGTATTGGCTCCTACCTCAAATCCGTCTGGATAAACCTTGCCAGAACCGTCTGCTGTGCCATCATTATCTGAAAACAAAATAGCTTGAGGACGATTATACTTTTGTCTATTTGAAACATATCCCATTAGTAACTATTCCCTCCAAGTCTTTGTTTGTCAACGCTTCTAATCTTTGTGACTACTGTTCGTGCAATTGCATCTGGATCAGAATTAGTTGCTACGTTGACCCTTACATTATAAGTATACACTGAAGCATCTGAAGATTTTCCACTATTGATTGCTTCTAGTTTCTTTACCCCGAAATTTTGCACGGCAGGTCGTTTAACAACAAACTCTCCAGGAGTAAGCATAGCAGGAATTATGTCTGAGCCTAATGGACTTCCTCCGCCAGCAAAGTATGACATAACTCTTCCACCAGCAGAATATCTCTTCATTATTCCTCCACCAGCATACCCCTTCATCATACCTCCGCCAGAAGCTTTTTTATATTCACGTAGTGCAATTTGCATATTAAGTTTATCTATTTGTGCTTGAAGAGATTCTCTCGTCATTCCCTTAAATGTAATACTACCCAAAGATTTTTGTCTATCTTCTTCTAGAGCTTTCATCTGTTGCTCTTGAGCAAACGCAGCAGCACGTGCTCTTTCTGCTTGTACGGCACGAGCAGCAGATGCAATATCTCCACGTGACAACGCATCAGCAATATCTAGTTGCGACTGTTGTTGTTCTGCAATTTGACCGTTAATTTTTGCAATTTCTTCAAGAGCTTTTTTGCGTTCATCGTATTTTTTATTAATCTTAGCTTCTTGTAGTGAAATTATGTTTAAGGCTTTACTTCTCTTGTCTAGTTTTGCTTGAAGTTTTGTTAGTACCTTATCTTCTGGTGGTGTATCGCTACTACCAGAACTGCTACCATCATCATATGGGTGGTTTGCTGTTGTATGTGCTTTTGAACCACAGATAGCACACTTTTTAGGTTTCTCGTTACCAGCATCTCCAGTACCACTAGTATCGAGTCTATTTAGTAACGCCTTGTCTTGATTACTAATTGAAACATTTGCTATAATACTATAATGTGATGTAACGCCTTCCTCACCACGCAAAATAAGTGCTTCTGCGGCTGCCTGGCTCATGTTTCCACCAGCAAAATCTGCCTCAAATTGTGTTTTAAATTTACTATTCTTAAGTCCTGTAATCTTTTCTGCTGTCTTATATAAATCACTATCTTTATCAAATGATGCCAAGAATGCTTTATCAAATTCTGTTTCACCAATTGCTATTTTTTGTTTTTGCACTTCTTTATATAGATCAGCGGCAAGTGATTTTTGATTATTTAGATCTTCTGTTCTGCTCTTTTCTAGTTGATTAATTTCCCTCTTAGTCTTAGCTTCTTTAACAAGAGCATCATATTGAGCATTAATTGCATCAATACCGCCAGCAGCCTGACCATAAGCATTAAGTGTTCCAACAACTGCACCTTTAGCAGCATTAGGGTCTGTTATAGTTGTCTTACTTGTTGCAGGAGTTGTCAATACTCTTGAACCAGCAACATCTGTATATTGTGCTGCAGTTGCATAAGTAGAAGTTGCTCCAGCAAATTGTCCTTGAAGTTGTGCTAATCTATCTCTTGCAACCATTCCAGAAGCTTTTGTTGGATCTTGCATATAGGTTCCAAACTGACCAACTGCGTTGGTAGTAATTGAACGATCTCCAGAAAGTTTTCCAAGACCAACAATAATACCATCGGCTTGTTCTTTAGTTATTACTCCTTGAGCAACTGCTGTTGCCATATTTGCAGCAACATCTTTTCCAATTTGTCCAGAAGATACCCCAGCAGCCTGTTGTGCTTTTACATCAGCAACGAGCTTTTGACCACTTACCATATCTGTTAAGTATTGCTCTCCAGCAGAAAGTTGTTTTGTCGAAATACCTGCAGCCTTGGCATCTTCTTTTGCTTTTCTAGCTTCTGTTGCACTAACAGTTCCAAAGTCTTCAGACATTGTTTGTAATGCATCAATATTCATTACCTGAGCTTTAGCAAGATCAATAGATTTCTGTGTTTCTGCTTCTTTTGCTTGAAGTAATGCAAAGGTTACTGTAGTTAATCCTACTAGTGCTGCCGCAACTAGTCCAATTGGTCCAGGAATCATCATCATTGCAGTACCAGCAAGTGATGCGGCAGTTCCTAATCCTTCAAGACCTGGAACCATTGATCCAACCATACCGCCAGCCATAGCAAGCCCCATACCAGCTCCCATACCACCCATACCTTTAACGCCATTAGCGATACTTCCACCAATTTTGCTTAATTTTGCTTTTGGTCCAAATGCATTTTTTGCACGTTCACGAATCATTTGCTGTCGTGCATCTCGTTCTGCTTGAGATTGGAAAATTTGTGGTACTGTTCCAGCAGGTCCTTGTGGTCTTGAAACAACTCCTCTTGTACCAGCTTTTCTTGCTTGTGTTTGACCTTGATTTAATCCATTAATATATCCTTGTGCTGTATCTTGACCAATTTTTCTAGTAACTCTTGAGGGAGAGGCTGTTTGTGCCTGTGCTGCTGCACCATCTGCAATTTGTTTAGCTGTTTGTGAAGCAATCTTAGAGCCAGTTTCTTTATTTGGTCTCTTGCTTTCTTCTAAAATTTGTAGTGGCATTCCAGCAGCAGCGACCTGTGCATCGCTCACACTTTCATAACTCTTAATTGCACGACCAACACTCATTGAACCAGAACTAACACTTGCTCCACGCATAGTTACTGGCTTTGTGTTAGGATCTCCTCCTGATGCCCACCACGCTGTTCTTGCCAGTTCTGATTGTTGTCTAAGTGCTATCTGTTGTGCAGTTGCATTTTTACCACTACTTCCAGGCATAGCATCTCTACCAACCTGTAAACCTGTATTACCAAGATACATTCCTTTTTCTTTTGCAGTAAGCTTTCCTTCTTTGTATAATCTCTTAAGTGCTGCATCATCTGTTTCACCAGGTAGTTTTGGAAGGTTAGACCTGATAGTTCCCACTACCCCTCTTTGATTACTTAATTTTGTAGCAGCATTAGATACAGCAGCATTAGTACTTGTTGCTGCTCTTCCTAAAATTGTTTCTGCTGCTTTATCGAGATGTCTATCGAATACTGGTGTACCCTCTAATTTTGCAAGCCTAGCTGCTTCTTTTCCAATTCCATCTTCAAATCCTTGAACAATAACTCTTGTTGCTTCACTAGACACATCAAGACCAGCTACTACTGCGGCTTTTCCAAGCTTTCCCTTAGTTTTGTTCCATTCTTGATTAAATGCGTCTGCATTAATTCCTGGACCAACATTTTCACGCATATCTTGATTCATCCAGTCTGGAAGAGTTACTGTTAGATTGCCCTTTGCTGCCACCAATGCTTGTTGATCTGGTGTTAACTTTTTAAATCCTGGATACCTTGCTTCAATCTGGTCTATAACTTTAGGATCAGTTATATTAAGATCAGCACCCATATGTGATTCTTGAAATCCTTTATAGTATCCAGGAATATTGTCAGCAATCATACCGCTAATAAGACCGCCATATTTCTTAGCCATTGCTGCAGGAATAACTGCTTCTCCTGGTGATAGCATTGCAGGGACTGTATCACCCTTACCTTTTGGACCAGGAACGCTAACTACACCACCAGCATATGCCTTTGGCTTTGTAGCTGACCCAGCTATTCGTCCTCCAGGCATTGCAAAACCACGTTGTGCAGTAACTGCTTTTTGATATGCAAGTGTTAGGTTGTTTAGTGCTGCAGCCTCTACGCTAAACGTTTGTACAAGTCTGCTGTGTGACTGATTAAGTGATGCTGCTACTGCAGCTGCTTCAAGTTGTTGTTGACTCATGTAGTCTGTTTGTAGACCTAGAGTTGTTGTGTCTGCCCCAGATCTTTTAAATATACCCCCAAGTGCTTGGAACATTTTGATAAGGTTAGCAACACCGTTAGCAACAAGACCAACAGTCATAAGTAGAACAGGACCAACACCTGCTACAACGGTAGTTAGGATAACTGCAAATGACTTTGCACCATCACCCATATTGTTAAACTGATTAAGTAACTTTGTTCCAAATTCAATAACTGGCGTAATAGCTTTTAGGAACTGTTCTCCAACAGGTGCTAAAGCTGCTTGAAAATCAGCAAAAGCTTTTTCAAACTTGTAAGTAGTTGTATCTTCTACTTTTTTAAGTTCTCGTTGTGACAAAATTGCAAGTTCTTGTGTAGTTGATTTTGTTAACTCAAGGACACGACTTGCTTGTGTACCCTCGCCAATTACGTTCTGAAATAGTGTAGATAGACGTGAGAACTGAAATTTACCAAATAGTTGTTCAATTGCACGAGCACGGTTTAATGGGTCAAGGGTGTCTAGTGCTGAGGCAAAGTCAATAACTAGACCTTTAATATCTCCTTTATTTGAATTAACAATTTTTTCAATGTTAATTCCAAAGCCACTAAGCATTTCTTTTGCTTTGCCAGTTGGATTAATAAGTGCAGCAAGACCAGACTTAAGTGCGTTAGCACCTTCAGATGCATTAATTCCACCTTCCTTCATTGCTGTAAGGAAAAAAGCTAGGTCTTCTACGTCTCCACCAAGTTGTTGAACAACAGGTCCAGCTTTTGGAATAGCTGTTGTTAAATCTTCAATAGATGTTACTGATTGGTTTTCAACTGCGTTGAGGAAGTCAATTTTTCCAGCAAGTTGCTCAGTTGCAGTGCCAAATGTATTTGTAAGAGATATTGTTGTTTGAAGAGCTTGTGTTTGTTCTACGTTACCAAGAACTGCAAGACGAGTTGCTTGTGCTATCTGAGCAAGAAGTTCTTGACCAGTATTACCCATAGCTGCTGCTTCTGCAGCAAGACCAAGTGTGTCTTTTACTGCAACACCGTATTTGGTATATTCATTTGCAAGAGATTTAATAGAATCAATCATCTTGTCCGTTTCTGCAACTGTTGTAGAAAAATCTCCGTAAACACGACGAATTTTAATTATTTCTTTTTCAATTTCCATAAAAGATCTAGCAGCAGTACTTGCAAATAATGTAAGAGGAAGTGTAAAACCAACCATAAGCTGACGACCAGCCCACTGAGTATTTTTACCAAAGTTTAGAAGGTTGGTAGAACCTTGCTTTAGAAGTTGATTATATAATTGTTGTTTCTGTGCAGTAATCATTGTCTGTGTTGCAAGGTTATTCATATCAAGAGTTAGTGGTCTAACCTTAATTGCTTTTAGTGCTCCGTTAGCATCACGACCCATTGAGACGTATTGAGTCTGAAGATCTTTGACTCTTTCGGTAGCTACCTTTGTAATTGTTTGAAATTCACTACTAAAGAATCGTCCAAATGTTTTTGTTGATGCCCCAGCATATCTAAAATACTGCCCCATTGAAAGTTTATTTTTCTCAAGGGCAGTAGTAAATGCTTCGGTGGTTGACTGAACCTTAGTCATTCCAGCTTGGAACTGACCACCAGCATTAATAGAGTTTATTAGGTCTTGCTGTAGTTTGGAAGCGTTTTGACCAGCAACTGCTCCACCACGAGCCATTTCTGTGTGAAATCTTGCAATTTGACCTTGTAGTGCTTTAAGTGCTGCAGTAGCAGCGGTAGTGTCAATATCTATGCGTATATTAGCATTTGCATCTTCAGCCATTCATTAACACTTCCCCTTTTTAGTCTAGCCCATAAGACCAGCTACAGTATCTGAAAGGTTAATTCCAGATGCTGCTTCTACCACCTTATAAACGGTTGGTAGATCAATATTGTCCTCAAGAGCGGCTACATCTGCTGCTAGTTCTGGACTATACTGCTTCATTGCAATTTGAACACACTTCATAAGTATATCCATTGACTTTGCGTTATCGTCTGCTACCTTAGCAATACCCTCGAACTCCTTCATAAAGTCACGAAGTAGTGAGATCTTAAGTGGACGAACATTAAGTACTGTTCCGTCAATAAGTGTGAGCTGTGTAGCTTCATTAATTGTTGTTGCCATTGTTTCCTCCTTGTTAGGCTTATTAAATTATATCACAGAAGATGTTTAGTTTTCGACTAGTTTTTCATAGTCTAATCCCATACCTATTCCAAATCCAGCTTGGGCAGCATTTGCTCCTTGTAGGGCTACTACGTCATTTGAATTACTGGTTGCTCCACCACTAAAGAATTTAGCTTTCTTTTGCTCCCACAAGTCCTGAGACCCACTCTCTTTGTCTAAGTCTACTCCCTGGATTCCAGCCATAAACTTTTTTTCCTGGTAATCTAAATCTCTTTTTACGTTAAGTATTGATGTTAGTTCTGGCATAGATATTGATGATTCAAGATCTTCAAAATCTTTCCATATTCCTAAAAGAAATACTTCTGCTTCTAGTGTTGCTAGATCAAGAGTCTCCCAGGTAGATCCACTGTCTACTGCCTGATCCTTTACTGGTTCTTCTTCATCGTCGCCGTCAATTTTAATTCCAGCTCCAATGTCTAATACTCTATAGATAGCTGGAAGGTTAAGGTTGTCTTCTAAGTCTTCTATTGTTTTTATAGATGGATAAAATTGTTTCATACATACCCTCGCACATTGTGCTAATGCTGAGATTGCTTCTGCATCATCTTTTGCAAGTTTAACATTTTCAAACTCTTTCATAAATTCTCTAAGGTATTTAATCTTTAGTGGTGTTAAATATATCTCTGTTCCGTCTACTAGTGTAGTAGTTCCTGTTTCATAAATTTCTGTTGCCATACATCTATTGTACCAAAAACAAAACTGCCCAGAGCCGAAACTCTGAGCAGTCCTGATTATATTAAATTATGATGCGAGTGTGCGATCTACAATCTTTCCATAAGACGCATTGTCGTTAGGAAGAAGTCTAAATGAGACTTCGAACATTGTAGCTTCGTCACGCTTTGCTGATACTGTAACACTCTCGATTGAGAGAGCACGGTAAGCAACATAGATTCGCTCAATTGATGAACCAGCTGCACAGTCTCCTGTACCTGGACCAACTGCAACGAGACCACGCTCA